GGGATGGGAATACCTTTCCAACCATCTGATGAGAAAACCGATTCAGAAATGGAAGGAGACGTAGAGGATGGAGAAAAATCAGATTCTAAAGGTGGAGATGGATTTCCTGATGCTTCAGACATGAAACATGATAAAGCTGTAGAAGAACTAGAAAGACTATCTGATCCCATAGGTGGTGTTCATGGAGGAGTTACAGAGGCAGTAACAGATAAGACCTTCCAAGACAATCTAGAAAATCTAAACAAACAAGAAACAAATTCATTCTATATTCCTGATTATGTTGAGTTGCCAACTCTAAACCTAGAATCATTGGTTGCTAAGAATAAACAGGTACATGATTATCTGGATGAGTATTGGGTAAGATCTCAAAAAAACTTTGATGAAAATTCATCTTCAAAGATTGACATTTTTGAGACAGTTGACAATGACTACAGACTCTTCCGTAGATCTGCTCAGAAAGAGGTCAACTATCTTGTAAAAGAGTTTGAGTGTCGTAAGTCTGCTGATGCATATGCTCGTGCTACTGTGGCCAAGACAGGTGTTCTTGATTGCACTAAGTTACATACTTACAAATTCAATGAAGATCTATTTAAAAAGATCACAGTTCTACCAGATGGCAAGAATCATGGATTGATATTTGTACTTGATTGGTCTGGCTCTATGAGCACAGTTCTTATGGACACAATCAAACAGTTATTCAACTTGATTTGGTTCTGTAAGAAAGTTCAGATTCCTTTCCAAGTATTTGCTTTCACTAATGAGTGGAATCATTATAGAGAGTGGGATGATGATTATAGTTGGACAGGTAGAAAAGACCTTCCAAACCATCATGAAGAAAAAGATCACATGGTAAGAATCGAGTCTCAGTTTTCTATGGTAGAGTTTCTTACAAGTGATTGTAAAAAGTCTGATCTAGAAAAACAAATGCTTAATATCTGGAGACTAACCACACCATTGACACAGCATTTCAGATGGGATAATACCATAATGTATCAATGTCCTAGAAAATTATCTTTATCAGGAACTCCTCTCAATGAAGCTCTTGTATCTTTGAATCAACTGATTCCTCAGTTCAAAAAGGCTACAGGAGTTCAGAAAGTACAATGTGTGACTCTTACAGATGGTGAAGCACATCCACTTACATACAGTTACAGGTTTGAGTTCAAAGATCATCCTGAGAGAAACTACATGGGTCACAGATCAGTGATGAATGGCTCAGTTTTTATCAGAGACAAATCTAATGGTAAGACATACTATTGCAATTCTCATTCACATGAGTTGACAACAGCACTTCTCAATCAACTTAGAGGTAGATTTACAGATGTCAACTTCATAGGTATCAGAGTTATGGATGGTAGAGACGCCAACTCATTCATCAGAAGATACATGGATTGGGACTTTGATAAAGTACAACATATCCAATCAGCATGGAAGAAAGACAAGTCACTCAAACTTACTGATGTTGGATACCATGCCTACTTTGGACTATCATCACACGCTCTTGGTAATGATACTGAGTTTGCTGTGAAAGAAGATGCGACCAAAGCTCAAATCAAATCTGCTTTCAAAAAATCTCTTAATGGTAAGAAGATGAATAAGAAAGTATTGAGTCAGTTTATGGAATTTATCGCATAGACCAATTATATTAGTGTCACAACATCTATGGTTTTTTGGCACTTCTATGATTATAATGAATACATACTACAGAATGAACAATGCCTTTTGAAGCTAAAGTGAACCCCGAATCTCTAATCAATTCTCTAAGAGATCTATACGGTAACAAGATTACCGCCGCACACATCAAAGCATACTGTGCTCAGAATGATGTCGGATATCAAACTGTCACCAAATACCTTAAGCCTTACAAAAAGGCCATCGGTAAGTGGAATCTAACTGTCAGAGAGAAGAAAGCAAACCTTGAAGCTAACTTCGCTGCTCCTGCTGTTGTTCCACCAGTAGAACAGAATCTAGTTCCATCAGTTGATCCCAACTTTGTCAAGTTTGGTAACTTTGCTGATGTAAAGAAAATCATTCAATCTAAACTTTTCTATCCATGTTTCATCACTGGACTATCTGGTAACGGTAAAACCTTCGGAGTAGAACAAGCTTGTGCTCAACTTAAAAGGGAGGTAGTCCGTGTTAACATCACTATTGAAACTGATGAGGATGATCTTATTGGTGGTTTTCGTCTTGTTAATGGCTCCACAGTATGGCATAACGGGCCAGTTATCGAAGCCCTTGAGAGAGGTGCAATATTGTTACTTGACGAAATCGACCTTGCATCAAACAAAATCCTCTGCCTTCAAAGCATCCTTGAAGGAACTGGAGTCTTCCTTAAGAAGATTGGAAGATATGTCAAACCAGCGAAAGGATTCAATGTTATCGCAACCGCTAATACTAAAGGTAAAGGCTCAGACGACGGAAGGTTTATTGGAACTAACGTGCTTAACGAAGCCTTCCTCGAAAGATTCCCAGCAACCTTCGAGCAGTCTTATCCAAATCCAAAAACTGAGGAAAAGATATTGAATCTTTTATGTGATGACAAACAATTCTGTAAGAGACTTGTGGATTGGGGAGACATCATTCGTAAGACATTCTTTGATGGTGGTGTTGAGGAAGTTATTTCTACAAGACGCCTTGTACATATCGTAAAGGCATATTCCATCTGGAAAAACAAAGAGAAAGCGATTGAGATATGTGTAAATCGTTTTGATGATGAAACCAAACAGGCCTTCCTTGATCTATATGATAAGGTTGATGCTGATGTAAACTTTGGAGGCGAAACACCTAATGAACCTATGGAAGAACTACAAGTCCCTTCTGTATAAAACATTTCCAGACCTAAAGTTTGAGTCCGAGTGGGCTTGTTGGGAAGGTAAAGGTACTAACTTAACTGCTAGAACCTATACCAACCCATACTTTATTAAGTCTAGAGAGGTAGATATATGGAGTGATAAATCATGTATCTACAATACGATAATCTATCCTAAGACAGGCAGTAATCTACCTTGCTTCGGTATGGATTTGATGGGATTTTTTGAAAAGAAAGTTATTATTGTATTCGACTTTCAACACCCAAAAGAAAAGTTTTTATTCTCTGTGCCTGGATTACCAAAGGCAGATCAAGAGTATAGATTTTTTGAAATGGGCAATCATTTCTCTGAGAATATCTTTGTTAGATATTGTACCTTTGCTGATGTGGATGAACATTTAGATATGTTTGAACAATACTTGACAAAGTATAGGGATATGGTAGAATTAGAAAAACCGTCTGGAACTGACACCAGCGAATACAAAGACTTTGATGCTTACATGACCAAACTAGATCCAGTGGGAGGATATCTTGCAGGGAAGTTTGGTAAAGAAAAAGCAGATAGTTTAGTTCACGATTTCTTATTTACTTATGGTTAACGCATGGAGTCTCGCTGGTTCAATTATGAATGGAACATTTGAAGAAGACTATCCTCTTATGGAAAAAGAAAAGTACATCTATGAGTCACCTGATGGTGGCAAAACTGTTACTCGCAGAAAGCCCTTTAGTGACAAAAGAGAAGTAATTCAAGGCGACTACTTCGAGGAGATACCTTGGAGTGATGTTGAAGATAAAAGGGATAAAGACCTTGATTGGATTGCAAAGAGTGGAGGATTTGAGTGGACGCCAGGTTCACCATGGCCACCAGAGGTTCCTGATGAGGAAGCATGTAATGGTGATGATTATGATTTTTATGGAGAAGCCTTCGATCATATGATGGGTATGGAGCCATTAGGTTATGGGAATACCGCCCTCTACGACAATACAACTAGTGCTTCACAAATGTCAGAGAAAGAAATTGCCTCTGCCTGTCAAGGAGATTGGATGGCTGATGTAGATGATCAGTATTCTCATCACTTTGGACAAAATACAGTTCCTCCATATATAACCAAAACATTTAAGTATGAAGAAGATGTAATTCTTAAACAAGCTGAGGATTATATCGCCAAAACGTACGAATTGCACTATACTGGAGATAAGGGTAAGATGCAAACCTTAGATCTTATTGAAAGTATTGGAGATGCGGAAGCATTTTGCCGATCCAATGCAATCAACTACCAATGAAACTTTCAGATAGAACTATCAACCTACTCAAGAACTTTGCTTCTATCAATCAATCTATTCTTTTCAAGCAAGGTAACTCACTCAGAACTATATCTGTGATGAAAAATATTCTTGCAGAAGCAAACATAGATGAGAATTTCCCACAGGATTTTGGTGTCTATGATTTATCTCAATTCCTAAATTCTCTAGGACTATTCCAAGAACCAGAACTAAATTTTACAGGCGATAGTTTTGTAAATATCAAAGAAGGAAAACAGAAGTCAAAGTATTTCTTTGCCGATCCTAGTGTAATAGTTTCTCCACCTGAGAAATCAATTACATTACCTTCTGTAGATGTAGAGTTTACACTTAGAAGTTCTCAACTTGACAGACTACTCAAGGCTGCTGGTGTATATCATCTATCAGATTTATCTGTAGTTGGTGATGGTAAAGAAATTAAGATGGTAGTATTAGATCGTAAGAATGATACTTCTAATGATTTCTCTATCGTTGTTGGCGAGACAGACAAAACATTCTCTATGAATTTCAAAGTAGAGAACATCAAGATTGTGCCTGGTACATATGAGGTTAAGATCTCTCGTAAACTTTTGTCACAATTTAAGTCATCTGAATATGACCTGACCTACTATATAGCTTTAGAACCTGATATTACATGGGAGGGCTAACTTTGTTTTTTGCATCACATCCATCTGTCTACACTTTGCCAGGCACATGGGAACCACAACCTTATGTTGACATAGATCCCACCTATCTCTTAGCATCAGCAGCTGTAGTATTCATTACTGCTGCCGCTATATCAACTATAGCTATTAAACGTTCTAGAAAAAGAGCTTAATGATTCCACATTATAATGTAAGTCCTAACATCACCCTGCCTATCTCTATTGCAGTTATTACAATATTATTGGCAGGGTTTGGTGTATATAAAGGATTTTTTGACAACAAAGATCTGACCGACCCTTGGGATGATCATGATGATTAACTATGAAAGAATTTGATTATGGCCTCGATTACAAGGCGCTTGACTTTTCAAATGAAAAGAATCGCAAACTTTATCGTATTGGAAGGGGAGAACAGGGAGTTCTATTGGTTCGCCCTTATACTAACATTATTTGTGCTTATTGGAGATTCAAAACTCCTCCAGAAGCAATAAAATCAGCAAACAAAATCTTCAGTATGTACCTAGACTATAGGGATGCTGGAGATTTTATTGGTATGGATATGTGCCGTAAATTTCTAGAAATGGGATTTACCAGAGCAAGACGTTATGCAAACCATAACTCAGGTAGAAAATACAAGAAAGGAACAAGAGAAATTCTTCCTCAAGAAGAAGATCACATGACAAGTAAGTATGCCGAATCTGCCAGAATATTCAAACATGTCAGAGATATTGTTGCAAAATCTGAGGATTATGTTAAAATGAGAAAAGAATGGAGGGCATCTGAATGAACATCTTTGTAACTGACCCATCACCAACTTTATCTGCTAGAGTTTTACCAGACAAACATATTGTCAAGATGCCATTAGAGACATGTCAAATGTTATCTATTGTGTGTTCTGAGGAATGGGGTCATGGATAT